CAATCTCTTTAGGATAGTCAAGTATCATTATGACGAGTTTGTCAAAGAAATTCGCTGGTATTCTTGGGACAGGAATCTGTTTAACGCGTTCAAATTGACCTCCCTGGCCGGGCTGACTGATATTCAACGAGCGGCTCGATATTACTATCTAATGCGAGTCTGTTATGGCGGCAGAAACCCTCATAACTCTCTTTTTGCGGGGGGGGGGGTAGGAAGTTTTTCAGTGTGAGAAATCTGGAAGAAATCCTTTTTAAAATTCACTTGAGGTTGGAAAAGGTAACTATTGAAAGTTTAGATTGGGAAAAATGTTTAACAAAATATGACCGGCCGCAGTCCTGTTTCTTTTTAGACCCGCCCTATTGGGGTTGTGAAACAAGAGACTACGGCAAAGGCATTTTTGAGCAGGATGATTTTGAAAAGCTGGCCGCGAGTTGTAGAGGGCTAAAAGGGCATTTCATTCTGACGATGAATGATGTCCCTGAAACTAGGAAAATATTTAAGGGGTTTAAGATCGAGATGAAGAAAATAAATTATAGAATTGGGAAGAAAAATAAAAATGTAAAGCAACTCATAATCAGCAAAAACGGGTCCTGAAATGCAACTTTTTGACCAATTCGGCCGCCCTATCCCGGCCTTAAAGCGCCCCGAGACCAGGGAGATCGCCACCGCCAGCATCCGGGACCGGTGGAGTTCGTACCCTTCCCGGGGGCTGACGCCGTCGCGGTTGGCCACCATCTTCTACGCCGCCGACGCCGGCGATCTCCGGAGCCAGGCGGAACTGTTCGAGGAGATGGAGGAGAAAGACCCCCACCTGATGAGCGTCATGGGGACCCGGCGCCTGGCGGTGCTGGGGCTGGAGAACCAGGTGAAGGACGCCTCGGACGCACCGGAAGACAAAAAGATCGGCGAGGCGGTGCGGGAGTGGCTGGAACAAATGAAGCTGAAGGCCCTGTTTACCCACCTCCTGGGGGCCGTGGGCCACGGCTATGCCGCGGCGGAATTTAAATGGGCTACCGACAAAAATCAATGGGTCATTGCCGGCTTCAACCTCATCCACCCGAAAAATATCACCTTCATGAATTCCCTTACCCCCCTGGTAATCACCGAAGACAACACCGCCGGGGTGGAGCCGCAGCCGTTCCAGTTGATTTATCACCGCCACCTGGCCCGTTCGGGTCACGACACCCGTAACGGCGTGCTCCGGGTGTGCGGCTGGATGTACCTGTTCAAGAATTATGCTTTGAAGGACTGGGCTGCGTTCAACGAGATCTTTGGGATGCCTCTGCGCCTGGGCAAATATGAACCCAGCGCCTCGCCGGCGGACCGGGAGGCCCTGCGCCAGGCCATTATCAATCTGGGGACCGACGCCGCCGGCATCATCAGCAAATCCACCGAAATTGAGTTCGTGGAGGCCACCTCCCGGTTGTCCGGGACCACCAACCCCTACCAGGTCTTCGCCTCATTCTGCAACCGGGAGATGTCCAAGGCGGTGCTGGGGCAGACTTTGACCACCGACACCGAAGGTTCCACCGGGACCTATTCGGCCGGCAAGGTCCAGGCCGAGGTCAGGGATGACCTGTTGGAGGCGGACGCCGAGGCCCTGGCGGAGACCATCCGGGAGCAAGTGATCCGGCCTCTGGTGGGCTTCAACTTCGGTTGGGATAAGCCGATTCCCGGTTTTAGTCTACAGATGCCGGATTCGCCGGACCTGAAGCTGGATTCGGAGGTGTGCAAAAATCTGGACGAGATGGGGGTGCCCATCCCTCTGAGCCACATTTATGACCACTTCGGCATCCCCGAGCCCCAGGGAGATGAACCCACTACGGCTTCCATTAAACCCGCCCAACCTCAACAGCCCCCCGGGCCGTCCGGCCCCGACGATGAAAACCCCGGGGGGCATCCCGCCAATGAAAAAGGGGAAAAGGGGAAAGGGAAAAAAGGCGAAAAGGGGGACGCTGCGGCCATGAAGGCCATTTTGCCGCTGCGGGAGGGGGAGTTGGAGTTAATTCCCCAGGATGCACAGGTGATCAAAACCCAGCAGGAATTAGAGGCGTTGAGCCAGGCGGCGGTGGCGGCCTCGGCGGACGCCGCGGTTTTGATGCTCAAGCCGGTTTGGGATTTGATTCAGGCGGGTGAATCTTTGGAGGGCATCCGGGACAGCATCCTGGCCGTGTACCCGGAAATGCCGTCGGATGAACTGGGCGAGCTGCTTTACCAAGCCAGGATGCTGGCCTACATGAAAGGGCGAGCGGAAAATGCCTGATTTCAGCGACGCCTTCGCCTGGGACCAGCCTTTTCAAGAGGCGGTGGAATTCTTTCTCTCCAAGGGGATCATGACCCGGGGAGAGTTTGACAAGCTGGCTGCGGCGGAAAAGGTCAAGGCTTTCACCGCCGCCTACGTCTATAAGGCGGATGAGCTGCAACGGGTGTTTGACGGGGTGCAAGCGGCGCTGGAAAAAGGGACGACTCTGAGGGATTTTGTCAAAACCACAGAGGATATGTTAACCCGGCCCTGGCACCGGGAGACGGTGTTCAGGACCAACGTGTTGAGCAGCTACGGCGCCGGGCACTGGGAGCAGGCCCAGGCTAACCGGGCGCTGCGCCCTTACGCCCGATATTCGGCGGTGATGGATGGCCGCACCCGGCCCCGGCACGCGGCGCTGCATGGGTTGATTTATTCTTTGGATCATGAATTTTGGAAGATGTATTGGCCCCCCTGGGACTATAACTGCCGGTGTGCGGCTTTCACCTTGAGCCAAAATGAGATTGATAGCCAGGGGCTGAAAGTCAGTCAGGGAGAGCCTCCGGCGGCTGGGCCACGTAATAATTTCGTATCACCGGCCCGGGGCGGCACGTGGGCGCCTGATTTAGGAAAATATGCGCCGGAAATCGCATCACAGATTCCGGCCCTGGTTCGCCCAAAAGGGCCATATATAGCGGCAAAAACCATAAAGGAAGCAGAGACATGGGCATCTACCCATATTGCTAAAAGAGTTAATTATAAGGGAATTTCTCTTGATGTAGCAAATCTCATAAATAAGACGATTAGAAACAATATAGGCGGTAGCAATTTAAAATTTGACTATATTGATTCCAGCGAAAGGATGAGAAAGTTATGGGGTATGAAAGGCAAAGGAGATAAGGCTTTAATGGCTTGCTATAAGAAGGGGGAGGAAACTGCCTTTGTCTTCACCAAAAACATTAAAGATATGGAGATATTTGAAACAAATTTACGGAAAATTAATAATGCTGGGCTAATGAAAAATGTTTCTAAAGAAGAGGCTATAACGCACGAAATTGGCCATTTCATAGATTTTAAAAATGAGCAAGGGTGGGACCGCCCGTGCGACAAATTAATGAGTTTATTCCATAGAAGTGTTGATGATCAGCTATTAGATATCCCTCCACAGCGACGTAAAATACAGGATAAGGTGGGAGATTATATATTTTCCAACGCGAGGGAATTTTTTGCAGAATGCTTCAGGTTATGGAAGTTCAATAAATTACCTAATGAATTAAATTTTGTTAAACCATTTATGGAAAGGATAAAAACGAAATGAGCCCGATACCCTTACAATGTGCAGAATGCAGACACTATCAGGGGGAATTGAAATGCGACGCTTTTTTGAACGGCATCCCTTATGAGGTTATGTCTGGCGAATTTGACCACACTGAAAAATACCCCGGCCAGGATAACGATATTGTCTATGAACCGGCCGACAGCCCCCTGGAACCTTCAGGAGAAATGTCATGATAGAACAACTTGCCCGCATCATGCCCCTGGGGGATCAGGGATCCTTGCCGGAGTGGATCAGGCTGCTGCCCCTGGGAAAAATCTCCCTGTCAGATGGCCGGGAGCCGTTCAACCTGGACCTGGAGTCGGCGGAGTCTATGGTACAGAAGTTCCGGGCCCGGGGCATTGACATGGTTATCGACTACGAGCACCAGTCCCTGGGGGGCGAACGTGCCCCCGCTGCGGGCTGGATCAAGGAAACGCAGGCCCGGCCGGACGGGCTGTGGGGCCGGGTGGAGTGGACTCCCCAGGGTAGCGAATACCTGAAAAATAAGGAGTACCGCTATTTTTCGCCCGTGCTGCGCCTGGACCCGGAAACCCGCACCCCCACGGCCTTGATGCACGTGGGCCTGACCAACGTCCCGGCCATCAACCGCTTGGCGCCGTTAGTGGCCAAGGCGGCGGCTGACCATAAGGAGGCGGGCGGGGACGCCCGCCCTACGAAACAGGAGGCGGCGAATGCCATGATTGAAAAACTGAAGCAGTTGTTAGGACTGAGCGGGGAGCAGGGTGAAGGCGAAATCCTGGCCCTGGCGGAGCAGCGGTTTAAATTGGCCGACGACGCCGCGTCCCTGCCCGAGATTGCCACGGTGCTGGCTCTCAAGGCTGACGCCTCGGTATCGGAAATCATCGGCACCATCAAGGGGCTGAAAAGCAACCAGGACCGTTTGGCCGCGGTGGAAACGGAGCTGACCGCACTCAAGGCAGCCCAGACCCTGAGCGAGGCGGTAGCCGCGGTGGACGAGGCAATTGCGGCCAAGAAGATCACCCCGGCCATGCGAGAGATCAAGCTGAAGCAGGCCCAGCGGGATCTGGCGGAGTTCAAGGCCGAAATGGCCGTGGTCCCGGTGGTCCTGGCGGAGGTCGGACTGAAGATCCCGGCCAGCGACAATAAGCCGGGCGGCGTTTTGGACGAAGTCGGCCTGGCGGTGTGCAAGCAACTGGGAATCAAACCCGAAGCCCACCTGGCCACCAAACAGCAAATGGCCCAGAACTAATAAGGGAGAATGAACTATGGCTGCAACTGCGGACATTTTGACCAATCGCCAGGAAGGCATCCTCTTTGCCTTCCCGGTTTACCAGAGCGTGAAAATCTACGCCGGCACGATGGTGTGTATCGGCGCCGCCCACGGCTATGCCATTCCGGGGGCGGACGCCGCGGGCAATATCTTTGTGGGCATCGCTGCGGAACAGGTGGACAACTCCAGCGGCAACAGTGGCGATGTATGGATCAAGGTCTGGCGCAAGGGTATCTTTGAGCTGGCCGCCACCTCCATCACCCAGGCGATGGTGGGCGACCCCATGTACGTGGTGGACGATCAGACCTTTGACGAGACCACGCCGGGCAACAGCATCCTTTGCGGCCGCCTGGTCAAGTTTATTTCCGTTACCCGGGGGCTCATCGATGTGGACGTGGCGGTCCCGGTGGCTTTGGCCGCCGGCGGCACCCTGACCATCACCGACACGGCCGGCCACTTCACCGTCGACACGGTGGAGGCGGCCCTGGCCCAGTTGGCCGTGGGTGCCAAAACGGCGCAGTACCTGATCCAGCCGGCGGCGATCACCCTGGAAACCGGCGCCCCCACGGTGGTCTTTGCCAATGGGGCGGCGGATGGTTTTACCCAGCTCACCAACAAAGAGGTGGCGCTGCGGTGGAACAATGGCGCCAACCCCACCAAAATGGCGGCCAGGTTCATCATTCCGCCGGACCTGGACCCGGCGGCGGACATCGTGGTCCACTTTTTGGGAGCCATTATCAAGGCCGGCGGAGCTGAAGCGGATTCCCCCACCATCACCTGCGAGGCCTACTTTGCCGCCCTGGGCGCCTCGATGCTGGCCGATGCCGACTGCGGCGGGGAGTCGGGCGAATTTCTGACGGCCCAGACCGATAAATGGCAGGAAAAGACCCGGGCCATCGCGGCGGCGGATATTCCGGCGGTGCAATCGGTATTGACGTTGATCTTCAATCCCACGGATGGCCAATTGGGCACCGATGATTTTGCCTTGGCCGGCGTGTGGCTGGAAGCGACGCGGAAGATTCTGACCGCGTAGAAGCTATAAGGACGGCGGGCGGGGACGCCCGCCCCACGGGGGCGCCTGCCCTACAATAAGGGAGAATGACCCATGATCATTAATCAAGCGACTTTAGCAGAAACCTATGTGGGCCTGTCCACGGTGTTTAACGCCGCCTTTCAGGGGGCGGCGGACCCGTGGTATCAGCGTCTGGCCATGACGGTACCCTCCTCGGGGCGGTCCATCGACTACAAGTTTCTCCTGGATTTTCCGGGACTGAGGGAGTGGATCGATGAGCGCGTGATCAAGTCCCTGGAAGGCAAAGAATGGATCGTGACCAACAAGGACTATGAGGCCACCGTCGGGGTGGACCGGAACGACATCGAAGACGACCAGCTGGGGGTCTACAACCCCATCGTCTCCGCCTTGGCTCAGGAGGCCAAGTTTCACCCCAACCAGCTCTTCGCCGACCTCATCAACGGCGGCGGGGCCGCGGACTGCTACGACGGCTCCTACTTCTTCGCCACCGACCACCCCAAGGGCGCCAGCACCCAGAGTAATTACGACGCCGGGGCCTCCACCTCCTGGTATCTCATGGACACCTCCCGGCCCATCAAGCCCTTCATCTTCCAGTTGCGCAAGGCCGTGCAGTTGGTCACCATGTTCCAAGATACCGACCCCGAGGTCTTCATGCGCCGGCAGTTCCTCTTTGGGGTGGACTGCCGCTATGCTGCGGCCTACGGCATGTGGCAACTTGCCTATAAATCCACCCAGGCCTTCACCCCGGCCTACTACTCCACTGCCCGGGCCGCCATGATGGGCTTGGAGAACGCCGACGGCCGCAAACTGGGGATCAAGCCTAACCTGCTGGTGGTGCCGCCCTCCCTGGAGGCCTCGGCACGGGAGTTGCTCAACGCCCAGTTCGTGATCGGGGACAGCACTGCTGGTGGCTCTAAGTCCAACGTCTGGCAGGGCAGTGCCGAATTGCTGGTGGTCCCGGAGTTGGCGTAATGCTGACCTCGGGTGAAATTATCAACCGGCGCATCGGCCGCATGGAGGCCCTGGAATTTGACCTGAACCAGGTTAAGCCGGGCTTCCAGCCCACCGAACTGGAGATAATCCGGGCTGCGGCACTTTATGCGGCGCTGGAGGGGTTTATCCAGGGTGCCACACCGGAGCCCGCTCCGGAGGCCAAACCGGAAGCCAAAAACGTCAAGACCGGCAAGAAGTAAGGTCTGAGCCTGAGCGTCCTCCGAGCGCTTAGGCTCACGCCTCCAGGAGAGCTTATGGATGCTGCACTGTTTTTAACGGGCCTGACGTGCCGGTACTACGGCGACCTGACCGTGGACGATACCCCCGGGGGGGTGGGTTTCGACGCCAACAAGCTGGACTGGAACGGCCTGCCCCCCAAGTTGGTAACGGTGAACGTGGAGGGCGGCGATTTCCGGTACCGGGAAAACGGCGGATCCCCTACGGCTGATTCCGGGGTGCTGCGGATGGACGGCGACGAATTTATTGTGCCCGGCCCAGACGGAGCCAAAAATTTCCGGGCTATCCGCACCGGGGCGGTGGACGCCACCTTGCGCTACCAGGTTTATTTTTAGGGGGCTGAAATGCGAGGATTTCCTAAGGCCATAGGTACCAAACAGGACATGGAGAACCTCCTGGGCATGCCTAAATACGCTGACCAGGCCAAGGCAGAGATGAAGAAGCTGGAAGAGGCCCGGATGGTGTGGGTGGTAACTAAGGTGATCACGGACGGCAAGCCTGGAATTACGAGCCCGACCCAAAAGGTGGTGGAGGCGGAAGTTGACGGCAAACTGAAGTGCTACCAGATGGAGCTGCGGGAAGACCCTACCGCGTGTTTTATCCGCCTGGGGCTGAAAGCATTGGTCGCTATACCGGAGCAAACAATCATCCCGGAGCTGGAGGAGGTGGAGCATGTTAAATAAGGCTGGCTTGGGACGTTACGCCCGCTATTTGCCTGACATTTCCACCCTCCACACTCCTTTCCTGGTGGCGGCCTCTCAAACGCAGTTGACCATCAAAGAGGGAACGATGGTCAAAATTATCAACGGTAGCCGTCATACGATGTTGCGCTGGGATGTGGACACCACCTTTGCCGTGGCCGATTATCTGGACACCGGGGTCATCGAGGCAGGGAAAGATTATTACATCTATGGGCTGGACTTCGTGCCGGCCGGGAAAACACAACCAATCCTGGTCAGCATCAACTCCACTTTTCCAGGCGGCGGTTTTGGAGCTACCGCCAACAACTCCCGCAAAACTGGCGGGTTTCATAGTCTGTGCGTGGCTGCGGGCACAATTGCCGGGCATACGCTGACAGGCTTTGCGGTCAAGGCCATTCTCCCGGCTTCGGTCTGGTGCCTCAACCACCGCCCCTGGTGCGAACCTGAGGGGATGGTATGGTCGGAGTCGGCCCGGGTGTGGGTGGACATCTACCTACAATCCTCTACCGGGGCTACCTCGGCCAGTGTTTATGGGGCGACCATCACCGATATCCGCACCTGGATAGATTTTATTGACGACCTGGCGGCGGTGAAAAAACGGCTGTTAAGCGACGACGAGTTTGCCGCCATTGCCGAGGGCAGCAATCAGAAAACTAATATCTTTGGATCGGCCGACCCCGTTACCACGGGAGGACATGTAGACACGACCAGCCGCCGCA